TCTGTAAAATCAAAGTTAGAATCACTATGACCAAACATCCTGCGAACGATTGGGAATGGGAAGATACTGCTGAAGAGGCTTTTGTTCAGTGGTTTAATGATGACTATGGGAGTCCTTATTCCCTTCGTTCAGAGTGGTTCTTTGGTGATTGTAAAGTACAAGACGAGAACACATTAAAAGATCTCATGTACAAGTGGTTGCATTCAGCCTTCCTGACGGGTTATAATACTGGGAGATGTTCTCCAAAACTTGACGATACGGGGTGTTATGACTAACCACATAGACATCAACATACATCAACACAATTCTAATTGTTTGGTGTATTATGATATCAAAGTTGGTGAATGGACTTGTGATGGTGATGCTCTGGATATTCCAAGTGCTCTCAAACTGATACAACACCATCTCAAGTGGGATTATCGTGATTATGAAAACGAAATGGAGAGAGATGACTGAAGACATTCAAATGCCTAATGGAGACTTTCTAAAGAACTATCCCGATGTAACCCGTGTTGAAGTCATTACTGGCGAAGGACGAGAGTTCGTTCGTTATGAATGTTCTAATGTTCAGGTAAGTCTTCAAGATGACGGACAAACACTTAAAGTATTTCTCTTTACTACTTATGAATGAAGAGTACGGACACATTTCTGATGGATTTTTCCTTTCAGATGAAGAGATAGATGAACTCAGAAAATGTAAAAAGGAACTTACTGAATATGGTAAAGAGAAATTGAAAAGGCTTGCACAGGAAGAAATTTTGAAGTATAATAGTGATCTAAAAAAACTTTCTGAAAATGACTGAACTAACCCATGAAGAGATGCTTGAAGAAGCTTCTAGGAGAGAAGAATCGAACATAGTAACTGCAGCTCAAAGATATTTTAAAAAAGTAGAAGAATCCCTACAACGTAGATCAATTCAATCTGAAATTGAAAGTATTGGTGAATATTCCGACTTACTTGCAAAAACTAAGTCGGCAAAGTCTATTGAAAAATTGAATAAAACTCATAGACAAAATCTTGCTGCTATTAGTAAAGTGTATCTGGAAGAATATGAATTGGAATATGGAAAGATTCCAGATTATGAACGATGGACATTCATGGAATCTTCATACTTCATCCCAGGCGAAGGTCACACAACTTGTTTGTTGATGACACAAGCTCATCCCCGTAATGATGGAGTAGATATTCAAGATAATGAAGTCCTTACTACTCAATTTGATCGTTCCATAAAAGAATTTTATAAAGAATTTGGTACATCATCTCTGTATAACCTTGGATTTCATAGTCGTGAAGCATACTTTCAAAAATATTTTGCGATGATTCCACACGCTATTGTTAAACTTAAAAACAAACCGTGTGATCTTACTTTCAAAATGACTTTCAACTACAATTTTCCCTAAATGAGCCGTTTTACTGAAAACCCAGATGAGATCGTGCTGAAAGATGTGGAGATGTTTCACCTGGAAAGTATGAATGAACGCACACTTTGGTGTGGTGTTTATGGTAAAGATGGTAAAATCTATCACTTGAATATTTCTGCTGATGGTGATAAACTGAGATACTATTGGAGTGATGAAACGCCGTGACCTGGAAAGAATACTGGCAAATGACCAAATGGGAATGGTTTTTTGAAGGTTTTCGTCATATTGAATATATCATTGATTGTCGTATCACAATGGATCATTTTGGATATGATGACTTCTGGGAAGCATTATCATGGGGTTGGTGTTGCGAATACATTTACCCTTATGATGATCCTTATGATCCTCGTATTTCACCTGAACGCAAGTTAAGGTTAGGGAGGTGGACATAATGGATTTCCCAGTGTTCTTAAATAAGTGGATCATCGGATTAAAACCGATTAAGTACACAATTTTCTGGTATTGGTATCGTCTAGTAAATCATTCTGGTTGGCGAATGGATGATCACCAACGATATTCTGACTTCTGGTTAAATCTTAATCATGGTTGGGATCATATGAATTATGTGCATAAGTTTGAAGAGTTCTGGGGTAAGGGTTCTTATCCACCAGAACGTATCGTATTACCAAAAGAAAACTTTGATGCTCTCGTAGAAAAATTAGAACTTCCTAGTGAAGCTACAATGGAGAGTGTCAGGAGACTTGCAAATCGTAAATCACCTTGGAACAAAGATTATGACCATTGAAGTAACAGAAAAGGGAGATGGATCATTTGATATTTCTTGGGATGAAAATGATCCTGTTGAAAGTATCTTGAACACTTGGACGGAACAGGACTTTATTGATTGCATCAGGCAAGAGTGTGAGAGGACACTTGCGAGGCTGTCCACTGATGACGCCATAGGACTCACTGATGCGTCATAGTAGCCAAGTAATCAATCAAACCCATGGCAACTCGTTCTCGCATTGGTGTTCAACTCAAAGATGGTTCTGTTCTCTCGGTGTATTGTCACTGGGACGGCTATCCCGAGTGGAATGGTAAGAAACTGAAAGAACACTTCAACTCCTACGAACAAGCTGCAGAGTTGATTGATGGTGGTGACATCAGTTCTCTGTGGACTGATAAAGATTGGGAACAGAAAGAAATGGAATCCCGCACTCTGTATTATGCTGAGCGTGGTGAAACTGACACCGAACCTAATCTTGATAACTCCTTCCAAGCTTTCATCAGTGGTGTGAATGATTCTTGGGCGGATTATGCCTACCTCTTTGCCGATGGTGAGTGGAAGTGTTATACTCCTAAAGGTAATGAAGAACAAATCCCTGCGTGATATGAAAGACCTCATTCAAGTGAAGTATTACTTCAAAGAGTTTCCAAACACTACTCTTTCAGTCTTCCTTAAGACTGAAGAACAAGTGGAGGCTTTCAAAGCCAAACACCCCGACTATGTTTATGTTGGAGAAACTAAATGACACAAGACAATACTGTTCTCAACGCTTAAACAAGTGATGAAATCTCTGTTTGTTGTTGTTTCGCTGGTGCTTACTGCACCAGCTTTTGCACAAACTCCACCCGCACCAAAAACACCAAAAGTCTATAAGCCTTTTGTCTATGAAACTCCATGTCAATTAGAGACGGGTGGATCTATCTACGAGGATCTTTGTAAAGTTATTGAAACTCGTGAACCTGGGGGTGCTCTTAGGACTCGTAACATTTTCTCTAATAAATGGAAATTAACTATCAAAGGACGATTTGATAAAGAGAAGGGATATATGACTTGGGACAGTCATAATAACTATGAATACAAATGGGAGTATAAATCTGCTGGAACTGGGTGGACTTATGTAATGCCTGGCGTACTTCTTGAGAATGTATCTTGGGACTGATAAGGATCTCTGATCATTAAGCCCCTTGACTCTCTCCCTAAGTTGGTTCATACTAGCTTCAGAAGAGAACCCTCCCAGCGAAACCACCCGACATCGGGACAGGTCATGGGTAAGATCCTTCACATGCTGTAGGGGAGATCGGCACCCCCACCCAAACCAATTCACTTCACACATGAACGACGATTTCAACTACGATTACATGACCGAGAACGATCTTTACGAATCCATGATGGAAACTGGTCCTGAAGATTGGCTTCCCTCTACTGGTATTCGTGAAGAGTTTGATGCTGAAACGCTTGCTCTTTTGAGGAACTTCTGATAAAATAGATTGGGTAATGGTTTAAGGGTTTAGATGAAGGTTGTTGAGAGACACCGATACGATGGGGAAGAAATCTTTGAGACTCGTTCTCTTAGGTTTCTTCCTTTTTCTTATGAACCCGCAGTGATTCATGCAATAAGTAGAATTATTGCTGACCAACTGACGCCTGATCTTCTCACCAAAAAGTACAGAGAAGAAAATGCAACCAACCCAATGTTTGGTCATTGTTACCATTCAACTCAGGCTTTGTTCTACCTGATGGACACGGATAAGTTAGTTCCTATGAGTGGAATTGACTATCGGAATGATACTCACTGGTGGTTACAAGATGGTGAAACTATCTACGATGTAACTGCGGATCAGTATTACTCTGTAGGACAAGTTCCTCCGTATGCAACAGGAAAGAAAACAGCTTGGTATGGTTGGAAACAACGACCACATCAAAGATCTCTCAAATTGATTATGAGAGTTCTTGATTCCATGAAGATTTCGTATTGTTACGAAACCCTCAAACGCCAGTCAGGGGCCTTGACAGAGTTCTTTGTCTGAGTTACACTTAAAACATCAAAGAAACGGACTAAATCCCAACTCTTAATTGAGACGGTCAAAACTCCAAATCTGAGATACCCATTCGCTTTTTTACTATGAAAACAAACACAAAAACCTACACTCTCACTGTATCTAAACTGGCTTCTCTGCAACAGGACACCAAGATTTATCTTGATGAAGCCTTCCAGTCTAATACACGCTGGAGTACCCAGATGAATCAAGCATACATTAAGTCTGTGCTTGAGGGTAAAGCAATCACCCCAGTTACCTTGGGGAGACTTACGGATCTTCTGAGTTCTATTGAACTTCATTATGGTCCCACTCACTCTGATTATCAGTTTTTCAAAGATCTTTTGGATCAGGGTTTTGAATACATCACGATTGATGGTAATAATCGTGATAATTGTATTTGCAAGTTTCTGAACAATGAGTTTCCTCTCGCCGAAGGGAAATACTTCATTGAACACAACAACATCCAGTACTTTGAAGCAACAAAGAATAGTAAGTATTTCAAGGACTTGGATCCCGATGTTCGCAACTACATTGAGAACATCTCTATGAACACTTTGATGGTTTTGCAATCCGATCGTACAGGACTTGCTGAACTTTTTAGCAACATCAACCAGGGTCTTCCTCTCAACAATCAAGAGAAAAGGAACGCTATTCCTTGTCGTTTTGGTAATCTTGTTCGCAAACTCGTTCAGAGTCACATGAACTCTTTTGTGAACCTATACAACGCAAAAGCTATCAACCGTAGGCACCCAGATGAACTGGTTGTAACAATCGCAGTTCTTGTTTCTCATAATCTGAAAAATCTAGACAAAAATGCTCTAGATGATGCTTATGGGGATTCTACAGTTGAAGTCGTTTCTTTCAACAGAACTTCCGCGATTGTTGAACAACTTTCTAAGATTGTTGTGAACTATGGTGCTGCTGGTTTTGACATTGGTGGAAAGAAAAACGCTAACCTGATCGACTTTGCAATGTTATTGAATTATCTCAATAACAACTCCATTGTGATTGAAGATTACAAAGGCTTCTATAATTGGTTTGTGGAAAGCCAATCAGAACGGATTGCTAATACTGACATTCTTTATTGGGGTAAAAAAGGAAACAATCCTCGCAGTTATGCAGGTCTTTTGAGAAGTTCTACCTCAAACTTCCTCCAAATCCGACTTGATAAACTGATTGATTCTATTTCTTCCGCACCCGACAATGTTTTGACTTTCCGTGATAAAGATCGTAAGTATGATCCCAAGATCCGTTATAGTCTCTGGAAAGCCCAAGAAGGACGATGTGCATTGACTGGTGAACCTATTGATGCCCGCCACATTTATGATGGATCGGTTACTCACATTGACCACAAAGATCCTTGGTCAAAAGGTGGACAAACTACGGTGGAAAATGCACAACTAGTGTTTGCAAATGCAAACCTTCGTAAGGGTGCTCAACTCGTAGAAGTTACATCTCTTTGAGTACCTTATCTAATTCATAAGGTTTCCTGATCAAAAACCCCTTGACACCTCTATGGTCAGGGGGTATCCTTATTCATGTAACCCAAACCAGTTATGTACTGTCCTGCAACTCTCAAGCCCACTATCAACGGACTGAAAGAAAAGTATCCACACTTCCGTGAATCTTGGACTACCTTTGTCAAAGATTCTATTATCAGAAAGGGGCTTGAACAACTTCCTAAAGGTGAAATCAAGTTGTTAGGTTTGAAAGATATTTGCAAAAAACAATGGAACTTTGAAAGTGATTGTGAATACGATGTTGTAGTGAAAGATCTTTCACGAAGATTTGGAGAAACTAAACAAAAGTATTATGAAGAGTTTTCTCAAAAGTTTCCGAGAATGTTTTCCAAAATTATTCACAAACCTAGTATTGATGAGTTCACGGTAAAAACTTCTAAAAAAACTATGGAAAGATGTTATAGGGTATCCTTTGAAGCTTACGGGTGTTTCTTTGATCTTTCTGAAGAAAACATGGACGCACTGTTTGATTATGCAAAAAAACTTAACAGATTGATCTAATCCATAAGGATCTCTGATCACAAAGCCCCTTGCCCTCCCTAGGGGGTAAGGAGTATTCTAGCTGTATTGAAACGCAATTTGATGATTCCTCTTCTCCGTCCACATCAAGAACGTGCGGTTGATCTTATGCAACTGCATGAAAAAGGTCAGATCGTGGTCCCCACTGGTGGCGGGAAAACGATGAAGATGATCCGCGATGCAATGATGCAACTTGAGTCTCAAGATGCAAAGACTATTGTTATCGTTGCACCACGCATCTTGCTCGCAGAACAATTATGTTCTGAGTTCCTAGAGTTTATCACCAACGCAAGTGTGATGCACATTCACTCTGGTGAAACTCATCACTTTAGTTCTACCAAACCCCAAGAGATTGTGGATTGGGTTGTGAACACCAAAGGTCACAAGATGATCTTCACCACCTATAATTCTCTGGGTCGTCTGCAACAAACTCGTCTCCCCGTAGATACCATCTACTTCGACGAAGCTCACAACTCTGTGCAACGTCACTTCTTCCCTGCAACTGAATACTTCAGTCAGGAAGCTGACCGTTGTTACTTCTTCACTGCGACTCCCAAACATTCTCTCGCAGTTGGTAAGCCTGGGATGAATGATGTAGAAGTTTATGGTCAGGTGATTTGTAATGTTCCTGCACCTGAACTTGTGGAAGGTGGTTACATCCTCCCTCCTAAAGTTATCGCAAAACAACTTCCTATGGTTGGTAAGGGTAAGATTCCCGCAGATCGGGATTGTACTAACTTGATTGAGACTCTGGATGAATGTGGTAAGGACAAAGTGTTGATCTGTGCGAAAGCTACCAAACAGATCTCTGCACTGATGTCCGAGACTGATTTCATCCAACAACTCCAAGATCGTGGGTTCTCTTATCTCTACATCACCGCAAAGACTGGTGCAATTATCAACGGTCAGAAGGTGAACCGTGAGGTATTCTTTGAGACCCTAAGTTCATGGGGTAAGGATGACAACAAGAAGTTTGTTGTGCTACATCACTCTATCCTCTCTGAGGGTATCAATGTCTCTGGACTTGAGGGTGTGATCTTTATGCGTTCGATGGACTACATTGGTATCTCTCAAACCATCGGCCGTGTGATTCGGATGCACCACAACGATGCAGCTCGTATCCGTAGTGGTGAACTGGTTCCTGGTGACGTTGACAACTATACCAAATCTTTTGGTCTGGTTGTTGTTCCCGTGTTCAACAAAGTTGGGATCTCTACTCACCAGAAGATCCAAGCTGTGGTGGATACGATCTTCCAACAAGGACAACCTGCAATCAGTGTTGTCAAACGATGACTATATATTTTACACATATTTGTAACAAATGAAGACTAGATCATTAAAAAATTATAGAGCATCCGTTGGTGTTGAAGCTTATGACATTGATTGGAATTGTCAAGAGGAGTTGTTAGAACTTGGAAGACTATGTGCGTCTCAGTGCATTGTTTTCTTAGAGGAAAACATCACAACAGAAAACTTATTTAATGTGATGAGTAAGTGGGGCGATCCCAGTAGAGCTTTTACTCATGAATACATTGTAAATAAAAAACTAACAGGTAGGCACTGGAGGGAAATCCTTGTAAATCTTGCTTACGTTAGTAACGCAGCTGGCAAAAATCTGAGTCAAGGAATTGCATACGTTAGTTACAAAGAAAATGAGAAAGGAAAACCAGAAGGGATGTTCCAAAATGGAGAATTAAATTGGCACAGCGATCAATGCGCTCTAGATGATGGTCAAAGAATAATCGGTCTCAAGGGTGTTAGTGATACGGAAAATAGCCAAACTCAGTTTCTCTGTACGCATGATGCTTACGAATCCTTAAGTTCTGACATGCAGAGTATGATCAAAGAACTTGTGGTGAAACATAGGTGGATTGATCATGTTATGGCTCCAGGATTGAGTGATATTCAATCATTATTAGCGCACTATAACATGGTCCCTCTTGATGGGATGGAAACTTCTTTGTATAGTGAAACTGCTTCTGGTTTGCCTGGAATTAAACTACCCACCCATTCATTTGATGGTTTTGTCGGTATGCCAAGAGAAGAAAGTAATAGAATATTGATGGAGATTGGAGGGGTAATTTTCCAAGACAAGTATGTTTACACTCATGATTGGAACGATGGTCAAGTAGTTTTTATGGATCAAGAAATTACTCTTCATAAGAGACCAACAAACATTGAATCTGGTAATAAAAGAACAATGGCCAGATCAGTATTTTATGTCAACAAACTTTATGATTCTCCAAAGTCTAAAAAAGTTGAAAAGGTAAGGTATAATGGATCTTTCTACGACATCGAAGACTTTGTTACACTTGTTGATGAAGACCGCAAACAAAGGTATTATGCAACCACTTGATGAGCTGCACACTAATCATACCAAAACTCTTGTTAATCTGACATAGTGGCTTTGTTGAGCCCCAAACATTATGGAAAAGTGGGAAGTCTACGCTGAAGGAACCTTCAATAACATGAGGGGGAACATTCACAACTGGAACCGATCATTTGATGACAAACGAAAGATCTCCCGTGACTTTTACTACGGGGTATTTGATGCAGGCAATCCCAATCCGTTGGGGTTGATCAGTGAACAAGCTCTGGAGAATCAACTCACAAAAAAGTATAGGCTAAACACCTGGGATCACTACCATTCTCCTCAATTTGTGGGTAGGATGATTGCAGAAAATGCAGACAAGTATCTGGAGGATTATGAGGCGTTCAAGAGGATCTTCCTGGTCTGCACACAACAAATCTGTGTGACTAAAAAAGAGAATGAGAACCTCTCTTTTCTCACTGCACCTGATAAAGATGATTACAAAGTTCTTGTACCCACAAACCTAAAGTACAACCATCTCGGTATCAAACTGTATCAGAGAGAAGAGGGTAAAGTAAGGTGGAAGAACTCCTATCCCGTTGATACCAACATCCTTGACATTCCTGAAGATCTGTTAGAATACGAAAAAAAGTATCTAGTATAAAAAGACTACATATTTTACACATATTTGTAACAAATGAAGACTAAATCATTGCAAAATTATAGTGCATCTGTTGGTGTTGAAGCTTATGACATTGATTGGAATTGTGCAGAAGAACTCCTAGAATTAGGGAGGTTGTGTGCTTCTCAATGTGTAGTGTTTGTGAATGAAGAAGTGCCTATAGAAACACTTTATAAAACAATGATGGAGTGGGGTGATGCTAGTAGAGCTTTCATTCATAATGCTGTCATTTCAAAACAACTTCAAGGTAGGCATTGGAGAGAAATCCTCTTAAACTTAGGTTACATCAATAGAGACATTGATGAAAAGTTTAAGGGTGCAATGAGTATGGTCAGTTATAAGAGGGATGAGAAAGATAGGCCAAAAGGTATTTTTCAAAATGGAGAATTGAATTGGCACAGCGATCAATGTGCATTTGATGATGGTCAAAGAATAATCGGCCTTAAGAGTGTTAGTGATACCGAAAATAGCCAAACTCAGTTTCTTTGTACTCACGATGGCTATGAATCTCTAAGTTCCGACATGCAGAGTATGATTAAAGAACTTGTGGTGAAACATAGGTGGATTGATCACTCATTAGCTCCTGGGTTAAATCACTCTCAAACTTTATTGATCCACTACAACTCTGTGCCCATTGATGGAATGGAAACCAAATTTTATAGAGAAACTTGTACTGGTTTGTCTGGTATAAAACTTCCTGTGAATAGCTTCGATGGATTTGTGGGAATGTCTATGGAAGAGAGTAATAAAGTGATGGAGGAGATAAACAAGTCAGTTTATAAGGAAGAATACGTTTATACACAAAATTGGAACGATGGTCAAGTAGTTTTTATGGATCAAGAAATTACTCTACATAGAAGACCAACAAACATAGAGGATGGTAACAAAAGAACTATGATGAGAGTCATTTCCTATCTCAATAAATTATTTGATAATGAACAGTCCAAGATACTTGATAAAATAAGGTATAATGGAGAATACTATGATCAAACTGATTTTCTCAAGTTAGTTGATAACGATCGAAAAAGTAGATTTTTGTTAGAAACCACTGAAATTAAATGATTTTTCCAAACGAAACTATCCTCGATCCTGATAACGGGCCTAGTGGATTTGCTACACCAGACTTTACCATGGCTGCAGTTCCCTTTACAAGTTCTGGTGAGTATGTTCTGATTGTTGATGGGAAACACCATGAGTATTGCAAAGATCGCAAGACTGCCGAGATTAAATTAGAACAACTCTGGAAGGCGACACGAAAAGGGCAGAAGGGTACTAAGACACCTGTGCAGCCAAAATCGCAAAAAAAGGCGAAAACGCCTAGTGGCCGCAAGGGATCTCAAGGGTCAAAACCCAAGGCCACCAAGGGTTCCACCACCAAACCCAAATCTAAGAGTGTGACAGTCAAGAAACCGCACACTCTTCACCCAAATCCCCTGCTTGACGCATTAAGTTAGCTATGTTGGTAAAGACTATGACTACTAAAACAAAACGGGTTTCCGTTGTTCCCCTGTCCAGTAAAGCTAAGAACCGATTCCATAACATTATGGATCAGTTCCACATGTGTACTGTAGAACAAGAAAAGGTGATTGATGGTGTACCTCACCTCTTTCTAGTTTCTATGAACAAAATGTACTGTTTTTGGGTTCCTGTCAAGGGTAACGAACACTGGAAGATTGAACGGTGACTATAGAACTCTTCCACAAAGCCCCAGACGGTTATCATTATGAACAAGAAAAAAACTTTAAGAGGAATGTTACTGCTATCTGGTTGCATCATCATCAGCGGTATGACTATAATCTCGGAAAACCTGTTAAAACCATCTGGGGATTTTACAACACCAAAACAAAACAATTCCACGCCCCAGTTAATAGTAGCACAGTGGGTAGTGTAGTACGAATTGAAGATACCAGACCATACACGGCTATGCCACTAAAACTTTCTCCTCTTGAGTCATTTTTTCATGATTAAAACTAAGAAACAACTCATCAAGTATCTAGAAAACTATCATGAATCCAGGTGTTCAGATCTTGCATCTGAAGGAAGAGATGCTGATGCTATGTCAATCTACGAAGAGATTGTTATAGATGGGGAAGACCCCGATTCATACCTTTTTATTTCTCTCCACAAAGTATTATGAAGTACAAAGTTTCTTGGAGCTCTCCTCGTCAGGGTATCCAAACCACCACTGTCGATGCACTCAATCCTTTCGCAGCTAGAGAACAGGTTGAGTCCATGTATGCACATCTTGACGGATTTAGTTTCATTTCAACCTCTCCAGTATTTGAAGAGGAAGAGTACGAAAGTTCTTATGGTTCGGAACCATCTCGCAGTGAATCTGGTGGTGGGGATGATGACTTCAGTACGGTAATCGGTGGGGCAAGTTTCTTCTTGGCTGGGTGTGCAATTCTATGGGGATTGTTCACACTTCCATCAGGTATTGCTGCTATGGCCGTCGGTGGAGCTGTTGGTTGGATTGGGTGGAAAGTTGCTTGTTGGTTGAGTGACAGAGGTTGGTGATGGATTATGTTACACCCACACATCAAGAGATTCTTGATGTTGTTCGACAATCGAACTTTATGGTATTTGTGGACAATCATAAAGTTTGTAAAACTCGAAAGTATGATGGCTATGTCATCACAAAAATAAATCATCTCAACCAATCTGGGAGGAACGAGTTTGTAATCTGTGCCGATGTTATTCAAACAAATTATACAGATTGGCAAGGTGAATTGAATCGTACTATTGCACATGAGGCTATTCATGTGTCACAGGCCTGCAAATCCAATGATGGTTACATCAGACCTCTTGGATTTAGGGATGATGTTGAGAAAGAATCTTTTGCTGTTCAAGATCAACCTAGAGAGGTTCTTCGCATCATCAAAAAGTATTGTCTTTAACTTGACAAATCCAAACAAAACATTTACACTAAAGGAGTAGTTTAACACTGAAAATGAAGTATCTCTATCTCGTTGATTATTGGGTTCCGTTTCCTTCTTCTGAGTATGGTGGCGTAGTTAGTGTCATCGCAGAGAATGATAATGAGTGTCACGATGTTCTCCTAGAATGGCGTGATGAATGTGAAGATTCTCACGATGGCCGAATCATGGAAAATGTATCCAGGTCTCTGCGATTTGCTCTGGATTCTATTCATGATGATGAGGAATCTCGCGTCGTTGATAGTTTCACCACATGATCAACTTTTGTGGAGATGAGTTCAGTACACTCTATCAAGCCGTAAGGTATTATCAAATCAATAAAACCACGACAGGTAGTAAAGAATACTGGAAATGTGATGAACTTTTGAAAAAACTTTTTCCACATTCTTCTATCAATGGTGTAGAACCAGCATTTAGAACTAATACATAAATGATAGTTGATTTGTTAAAATGACTGATTCAAACTTTTATGATCCTGAAAAAGCTCATAAACTGCATGTGCAAAAGTTAGAGACAATGAAAACTCTGATGAATAAAATTGCAGAGAATCCTGAGAGTGTAAAAGTAACTGACATAGAGAAAGCTATAAACTTTTCGAATAATACTGTGACAGGTCAATAACTGTCACAAGCCCCCCTTTACAGAGGGGTTTTTTTGTGTCATCATGGCTATATGAAAAACACTCACCTAGAACATCCCGAAGATTCTGCACTCCTGGGTAAGGAATCTGTGCAGGATACTATTAACTATCTGCGTAACTGTAAGGGTTCTTGCAGTGTGAAATACGATGGTGCTCCCGCTATTGTTTTCGGAACTAATCCTGAGAATGGTAAGAAGTTTGTTGGTACTAAAAGTGTATTCAACAAGGTAAAAGTTAAGATCAATTATACTCATGCCGACATTGAAAAGAATCACGGCACGAATCCTAAAGTCGCAGCGATTCTTCATACCTGCCTCGCTACGTTCCCGCAGTTTGATGGGATTTATCAGTGCGATTGGATTGGTTATGGTGGGCAAACATCTTTTACGCCTAATACTCTTACCTACGATTTTACTGCCGTTCCAGGTATTCTGGACGTTGATGTTGTTGTTGCTCCTCACACACATTATGTTGGAGATTCCATCAAGGAATTGGATGCAGTATTTGGTGTCCCTAGTTATCTTTCTGGTCGTTTTCTTGGTATTCATTTTGTAGATGGAAATGCACAATTTACCTCCCGTCGTCGTAGAGTTGATTACATTCTTGGTCTTGCAAGTGTGGTTAGCAATTTTGTTAAATACCCTGATGCAAAAGAAGTAGCTGCACTCAAAGTTGCAGTCAATAAGTGTATCCGAGAGAATAGTCCCATTTCTAATGTTCTGAGTGGTAATCTCCTCCTGTTGTTTAACCTGTTGACTCAAGCAAAGATGTATCTCATGGAAGGAATTGAGATCACTGGTGATCAGGTTGATGCAAAGATTGATTTTGGTGTTGATTTTCTCCCTGGTCATGAGGGTTATGTCCATTGCAACGAATACGGTGCATTTAAGTTAGTTAATCGCCAGGTATTCTCCCACTATAATTTCACCTTACCCAAGGGTTGGTGACAGTTGAGAGACTGGCCACAGACCCTGCCAGAGGTCGCCTGTGATGGTATTCTAGCCATGTTAAGAGGTTTCCGCATGACTCACATCATCTCCGAACGCACCACGATGTCACAAGGTATGCCAATCACGGTCACTACGGTGAACGGAATGGATCGCGTTGAGATCAACAACAAACTGCACGAGATTGGTGACCAGTTGCTGAAACTCAAGATGGAACAACAGTATTATGTTGAGATGCGAAACCAGATTGATCGTCAGAATGAGATGATTGAAATGGGTGATCTGTTTGATCAACTGTTCGGAGGCTGAATCTTGACTCGTACTCTTTTTGAACTTCGTAAATCTGTAGAGAATCTTATTCAACAACAGGGTGGATCTGCACCTGTTGCTGCATGGATCTACACTAAAGAAGATGTAATGGACTATCCTGATGATGATGTTAATGTAACTGAATCTGTCGCATACAAGGTGATCGAAAATCTTGATGATTATGATCACATCTATACAGAAATCTTTGACTGTATTGAGGAAGAACTCCGCCAACTGAGTGTACTTAAATGACTTACTCTAATCTATCCAAAATCCGTCCCAAGTTGCGGACTCAAGGTAACATCACTGGCAACTTCGGTCGTCCTAAAAGTAAAGCAGGATCGACTCTGAATGATCTAGGTGTGACCAAAGCTGAAGTGGTTAAGTGTATGAATCAAGATGAGTATTTGAATCGACTTTGGTACGCATTTGATCACACTGATGATGACAAACTGAAACAATTCGTTTATACTGAAATCAAGAAGATTCACATCCAACGAGGTACTTGGTGATGAGCCGTTACAACTTTAGTGACAAGTCCTGGGGTTACATTCTCGGAACACTTGCTGGTGTTCTGATTGTAGCTTTTCTTGCTCTCGCATTTCAATCTTGGTTGCTCGGACTGATCCTATCTTGGTTCGGAGTTAATTTTAGTTTCTGGCAATGTTTTGCGATTGTGTTCCTCACAAACTCTATCCTTGGTGCTGCAAAGAGCAATAATTGATCTGAGTGTGACAGTCTGACGGCTGTCCACCAAACTCGCCAGAGTGGGCTCATCCTTGGTATCTTGGCCATGTTGAGAGGAATCACACCGATGCGAATTGATGTTAAGTGCCACGCAGCTCCGTGGGAGAACACTACAACTGACATGGATCGTGCATACGATCTCGCATACGATTTGAGCGAAGAATACCAGTGTGATGTTGACCTTCGTTACAACGAAACTGGTATCATTTTCCAAACTGTTTCTAACTACTGAATCATGCAATTCCAAGTTACTGAAATTGAGTTTGACTTTACTGATGATCTTGATGATGAGGCTTTGGATGTAGAAACTCAAGATGAGATCTATGATGAGGTTTTAGGTACAATCTGGGAAGCAGATGATGAAGATGACCTCGTAGAAGAAATCACCTGTGCAACAGGTTGGTGCATCAAATCCCTCGATTATCGTCACATTCTTAACTGAAACTCATGACCGACCTTCGTTATTCTACTGGTGAGGAACTTGAACAGTTCCTGTATGAGAAATGCAGGGAAGATCCTGACTTGCTTGCAACAATCATCAGTGAGTATGTGTGCTCTTTGAGTGATAGTAAACTGGAAGAACTTGAGGACTTTCTAACTAACAACTTCGGAGATGATTGATGACAATTCTAGTTGGTTATCTTGCGGCACTTGCCCTTGCATTATTAATCAATTACACTCTTTGTTCTGTTAATCCGAGAGACGATGATCCTAGCTAGTTTGATGTGCGGCATTGCTACATACTATGGAGTTGGTGACGGCTTTCATGGGCAAATCACAGCAAACGGGACTCGGTTTGATGCTTATAATCTTACTGCAGCTCATCCTTATTTGCCTATGGGTACGAAGCTAAGAGTCACTAATCAAGACAACTTGAAACAGGTGATTGTAAAGGTTAATGATCGCGGGCCATATAGTCATGCAGACATTGATCTTTCGTATGGAGCTTTCAAGAGAATTGCTCCACCATCTAAGGGTAACACAGTTGTTTGTTACCGTGTGATCGGTTAGGTAGAACAATAGATTTTTGACTGATTTGATTGCAGAGAACGATCTAATCCCCTACTGGGGCAAAATTGCAGAAAAATCATTGTTTGCTCAAACTCAAATCCATTGCCACAACAGGGATCTCAAAGAAAGACACCCGAGACCCTTTGAAGGATGGTGTGATCAGAGACAAACCGAAGCCCCTTGTGACAATCCGCAGACTGGACACCAATTCAACCAAAGGTGGCTCTAAGGATGTATCTTGGCTATGTTGAGAGGTTTCCAAATGACTTTCGTTGACGCACTGATTGCATCTGGTTATGTTTTCGATGATGAAAACTTTGACGAGTGTTATGTAAAACATGATCCCGATGAGTGTGTGTTTCACTGTTATCAACAACACGAAGAAGATGGTCTTTGGAATTATGTTAAGATGACAGATGGACTTTTCGATGTCATCACCGAAGTAACATTTGATCCTAACGTCAACACTATCAAGGAGGGTTTCTGATGTCTGATTACATGGTCAAGATGGGTGCAAAACCTGAAACTTACGAAGACCATTGTCATAAAACAATGGGTAACATGATGACGGTTATTCGTTACCTTATGAAGGGTGAGAATGATCGTGCAAAGATGTGGATGGAGGAGTTACTTCTTCCTGGACTTGAAGAAGTTTATAAACTCCAAGATCCTAAGTATGGTGTAAGTTCCTTCTCTATGTTGTACCGTGAAGGTGAGTTTGACTGGGATCTAATCTGTTCTTCTCCTCTCTGAAAAAGAATCACTCTACAATCTCAAATGAACTACACTGACATCACAAAGCTTGAGAATTGTCCTGAGTGTGGAACTAACTGGGTTGATGCACCAATCCCCGAAAAGTATTGGGAAAACTATTCTCCTCCATACTTCTATTCTCGTGTGATTGGTGTTGAGCTTCTGCATGAAGATAGAATCAACCACTGGCTTTGTCCCGATTGCAAACATCAATTCCCACGAAATCATGGATGACAAAACTAAGTTCATTCTCGCACTAATGCAGATTGAAAACATCAGCAACCTCATGAAAGATAATGAGTATGAGCGTTATTTGGTGTCGCATCTTATCCCGTTGGAAGTAGAAATTAAACGACAGCTGACCAACCTAAACCGACTCTAATCTAAATACTTAAAAAATTAGATTAGACATGAAAACTTTTAAGCAATTTTTGCATGAAGCTACTCTCAATAAAATGATTAGAAACACGAGAGAAAGAGACACCGCAATGGTATCTCGTGATCGTGGATCTCAGTCAGAAAAAGAGAATCGTAGTGAAAGAAAATCGCTTGAAAAGAAACTCAGAAGAAAGGGTGTTGGATTCAGCAAAGTCGTTGGATCTTATGATGAAAAGGGTGAAGGAAAGCCCGAGACCGAAGTTTCATACCAACTCACAAGGAATCCGAAGAAACAATCTCGGAAAGGCTTTGAGAGAATGGTAAAGAACATCGGCAAAAAGAAGGGCCCATCTGGTGAAGCACAACATAGTGTCATTACCCAAAGAAAAGGTAAAGAAGCTAAACTTCATCCTACATCAGAAAAAGGAGATTCCTTCAAGATCGGTAAAGCCAAAGCGGGTAACAATCCAGATCAATCTATTGGACAAACTACCGCAGGTAAGGTAAGATCAGGTAAGAAGCCAAGTTCTAAACAAACTCAAACAAAACACAAACAAAACAGAGCATTTCACTATTCTTCCGATGACTAAAGCATTCCCCTACGAACATTTTGTAGAAGAATCCACCAAAGTTGTGTGGGTCAACTATAACGGAAACGGCCAATTGGGTCGGTATGGTGTTCCTCATCTGGTCAACAAGTTCTATCCAGGCTATACCTATAAGTTCTGTTCCAAAGAGCAATTAAAGGAACTGGTGTGACAGTCCTACGGCTGTCCACTAAATCCGCCGAGGGGCCTGTGGCATGGTATCTTGGCTATGTTGAGAGGTTTCCCCGATGGTCTTCCACTACACAGCTGGTCACGGTAAGCAAGGCACTCTGACTCTTGTGCCTAGCATGTCTCTGACCAATCCTACCTACATTGCTGTTGCTGAAGTTGATGGCTGCACGATGGAGGTGTCCAATCCTCGGCCTCTGGATGAAGCTCTCGCCTGGGCTCGTCAGTATTGTGGTTCCTTCTGTCTCCTTCCCTGAGTTAATCAAATGAGCAACTTTATCTGCGTTCAATTCGGTCACTCTAACACTTCTGACCAATGGTATAATGTTCCTACTGCACATTCCACTGCAAGAGCTGCAGAAAGGTACGGGCTTGATACTATGTGCATCGCAGGCCAATTTGGTTTCGTTGTTGTTGAAGTCCGAGACGATGAAGATGATTGGGACTTGCTAGAACATCGCTCAATGTTGCCCCCTAAAGGTTGGTGGGTTGGATGTTACAAAGGTCAAGTTGCTGTTAAGAAAATCCCTCAAAACGCACTGGTTTGATGAACTACCAAATTGATGATCGCCTCATCCGAATTATTGACAGTCTCACACATGCTGTCAATGTTTGCTATGCGGTTGATGAGAGCTTAGATGACTACGAAAAGACCTACCCATTTGCTACTGGGTATTCCAGATCTGCAATGGATGGTGCTATTGATGAGTTGAGTCGTATTGTATCTGAACTCCGCAAAGATCGTTGACAATCATGTACGAAACTCTTGAACAATTCCATTCTTATGTCCTCAGTTTCTACGGGGAGAATGGTATCTATGACATGCAAGCTACTGAAGACATGGTGATTGAAGCTACGCAGAAGTACATTACCTCTGGTGCAGACTTCTGCGGTGATAGTTTTGATCGGGAGCATGTTCGTGACATTATGCTTAACGATTATGGGCTAAAGATGCCCCCAGTAAAGAGAAATTGTGACAGTCTTCGGGCTGTCCACTAAATCCGCCGATCGCAGCCAGGTTTGGTATCTTAGCCATGTTGAGACAAACAACCGCAATGAGCAAGTTTATCTGCATCACATTTGGCCCTCGCAATGATGAGCCTAACATGTTCTGGAATGAGCGTACTTGGTGGGACACGCAACGCTCAGCTGAACGATGGGGCACTCAATCTCTCCCCATCGCAGGATGTTTCGGTTTCGTTATCATTGAAGAGGGTGAAGATTGGTGGGATGTTGTTGATGAACTGGGAGCACCTGCAAACGCAGTGAGCATCTCTTGTGATCGGCTTGGTACTTTTAGTGTTCAACCTGCACCTCAACTTCAACTGGTTTGATTATGACTACTGGTTACACTCTGAACCGAGTTGAGTTCACAAAGGACGAGGAAACTTGCATCCTTAAGTTTCTTCGACACGCTGTAGATTGTGGGTATCCGAGTGCCAATGAGCCATGGTACGATACGATTAACTCAATCTTCCGCAAGTATTACAACAGCGACATCAAAGAAGCTCAACCTTTCCAAACTCTCTGAAACGATCATGGTTCTGCACTTTTACGAAGGCCAATCCTACTCCTGGGAATACTCCAACCGAAGCTATGATGATAGCGGATGTTGGGAAGATTACCTGTCTGCCGATGAGTACGAAGATGCTCTAGATCGTAAGCGATTTGAGCAATCAAATCGGGACTGGTAGGCCAATTCACTGGCTGCACACTAAATCCGCCAAGTGCGGCCAGTCTTGGTATCTTAGCCATGTTGAGAGGAATCCACCCCAATGTTCAACGAAATCGCTGACCTTCCCGCTGAAATCTTTGAGATCTCCGATGCTGACCGCGAGGAAATGGCAAAAGTATTTGCTATGTCCGAGTGTGAATATGATCAGTATTGGAATGAAGAAGAAGAGGAAGAGCCTGGTTGGGATCTGTATGGTTTCTCCGACTGATTAGTTCCGCTTTTTCTGCATTAAAACCTCCGCATTTCCTACAATGAACAACGACAATCTCGAACTGTTGATTGCTGATTGCTTTGAGTACATTTATGACCACGATGCCAAAGCTGGTGCGTATTGGTGCAATCAACTGTTCACCAAACAAGGTGACATCAAACGCCACATGATTAACGAGGCAACTCTACAACGTCTCGAAAGTGTTGCTGCTGATCTCTACGATTATCAGGAGGCTTGAGATGTTGACGAATGATGATTGGATTGAAGGCTTCAAACTCTTTTTGTTCATTTCTTTTGTCATTGGTGTTCTGATTCTTTATGCTCACGGCATGAAAGTTGAACACCAAAATTGTATTCAACACGGCGGCCAATGGGTACATGGAATTGGCTCAGATGGCGGTGTTGAGTATTACTGCATTGAACCAACTGGCTACTGAAACTAACACACAAACCACACACATTAAAACCATGCAAATGACCAAATCTTTTCCTCCTGCTGATGACCTGATTGCAAAGCTGCAGGAGATTGACTATCCCAAACAACTGAATAGCTTCATGGACAAAGTTGATACGATCGTGGTGTGGATTGCCGCAATCGTTACTGTTCTCTGGGAAAAGTTCCAAACTATGAAGATCACAACTCCCGACAAGATCTCACAACTCTTCTACTTTAACATTAACATGCGTGCTACTCAAGGTGATGAGATTGTGGGTCTGAGTGTAGGAAATCGTTACATCGGTTTGTATAACGATTCCCTGAACTGGGGTGTTCTCGACGAGAACGGCTGCCTCTGATAAGAGCAAACAACTAATTTCCTGCAATTCTGGCTGCATGGGCTGTCCTAGACTACCTTGCGGCCAGAATCAACGCTTTATCCGGTTTTCAGTTCTGTGGTGGCAATGAGTCTCACCGCTTCCAACTTGCGACTGCCTGGGGGCTGGTCGGATCCTACCAAACCTGGCGACCGTGTGACAATCCGACGGCTGCACACTAAACCCGCCAAGGGGGCCCTGGCTTTGGTATCTTGGCCACATGGGAGGAAATGAGACCTCCCGCAAACAATCGCTACTCAAACCATGCGTAAGATCGAACGTCAAATGAACACCGCGATTGCCGAAGGTAAGAGCGAGTGGAAACTGGACAATACTCGTGTGGTGACTGTTAATGAAGTCGCACATGTGTTCCTGCATGATAACAAGATTGCCGAGGTTGGTGAGGGTTTCATTGTACTGATGGATGGCGGTTGGCAATCCAACACTACCAAAAGCCGTCTGAATGCTATTCTCGAAGGTAACGGATTGCCTGGTGAGCGTGTGTTTCAAAAGAACCACGTTTGGCAACTCCGTATGTCTGACGGAACTGTGATTCCCTTCTTCTCTGGTATGCGTCTGAACTGATGGCTAGACGCAAGTCGCTAACATTCAAGCCACCCAATAAAATGAAAACAATTGGCTTGGTCTTCATTGTAGCGTTCCTGGTATTTCCCCAGGTTCGCTACACTACGGGATCAATTCTTCACTCCACTGCTAACTTCATTCAGAACACCGCAGAATGAAACACGGTAACACAGTTCGCATCATTGACCGACTCGGCTTGTTCCCTGAGACTAGAGGAAAAGCCCGTTATGTTACGGTCAAAACTTATGCTCATGCAATGGAGATTGTGGATGAGCAAAACAAACTCGGCAACAACGCTACACTTATCAACTGGTGATTGACATGGATTTTGATGAACGCACGGGCACAGTTGTTGAAACTGAACACTACGAGCTTCCTCTTGACACTTATCTTGAGTTTGAGATGATTGCTGCTATTATGGAGTGTACGGTTGACTACCTTCTGGATGAGTTTTTCGTGGATGGACAGTTAGATCTACAGGATGTGCCGTGGGAAGAGAAGTAAAATTGTGACAGTCTTCTGGCTGTCCACTAAATCCGCCGAAGGGGGCTCATCCTTGGTATCTTAGCCACATGAAAAACAACGAAACCCAAATGTCACTTTTCCGTCAAGGCTGGAAGGCCGAACAATACTTTGGCAGTGAGTTGACTGCTCATCACATGAACACCCGTTCGGTGTATCGTTTCAAGGAGAATGGCAATGTGAGCATCACTCACTCTGCAAAGTATGTTGAGAATGGAACTGTCGATGTGTTCGAGGTTTCTGTTCGTGAGGAGATCAATCCTCGTCACTCGGTTACTCAAACTGTTGAGACTTTCGACAACTGGCTTGATGCTTACTACTGCGGTGTGGTTTGTGTCAACAACCTGAATCTTGATGCTATGATTATCAACTGAATCATGCGAATCGCACTTCTGATTGCTACACTTTCTCTCGGTCTTAAAGTTGGTCTTGCTGCTCATGCAACGGTCAATGAGTATCAAGAACAACGGGCTGATCAGTTCTGTCAAGTTGATCCTAACTACTGCACCGCAAAGTGATGCAAACCATCCGAATCCAAGTAGAAACCAACGACGGATGTCGTACCATTTGGTATGAACAATCTCGTGCAAAGAATGCTTGTGATAAGATTCACAATCGTGTTCTTGATCAACTCGCTGGATTGAATCTCAAACGAGTTGAAGTATCTCTGTCCCCAGCTACTATCTGAATCATGAATCTCACCAACGAACAAATTGCTGCTCTCATCGAAGCGTATTCTGAGATGATTGTAGACGGAATGGACATGGATGATTTGATTACCTTTGCAGTCGAAACTTTGATTGCAGAGTATAACAAATACACTCCTAATGAATTGCTGTCTGAGATCGAAGAGCTTTATGATAGTGAAGTTCTGAACGATTTGCTTGAGTCAGTGCAATAGCATTCGCTATTCGCAAATAGAGAATGAGATGCGCTCTAAAGACACTCAAACATTCACTTTCTTTTCTTACATCATGACCCGCAAAGAGTTCTTCATTCAAGTGCTCGATCAGTTCGCCACTAATGGTAACGAACTGCTGCAGATTCTGGATGACATCGAATCTGGCGAAGTTGAGTGCTTTCTTGAGGACTGATTAACCTCTCTTTCTTTACACTTTCAACCACAAACTTTTCTCTTTTATCATGACCAAAGAAACCGCAATCGGTATGCTCCGCACTGCTCAGAACGGTGCTCAAATGCTTGAGGTTCTTGACACTCTGGCCGCTGATTCTGTCGGGTATGCTTATGCCGAATCTCCGATGATTGATGACATTCTGACTGGTGGCCAACACCGCAGCATTGCTGCTACGCTCGAACCGATTGAGTTCTGATTGAGAACACTAGGGGGCTAACTGCCCCCTTTCAAGTAGCAATGTGCCACTGCAATGGCTGTCCACTAAATCCGCCGAAGGTGGCTCATCCTTGGTATCTTAGCCACATGAACAACGGAGCAAACGCGATGAAAGTCTACGCTGTGATCGGTGGTTGGGATTATGAAGGCGAATCGTTTGATTCTATGCGTCTGTTTGACTGTTACTCTGCGGCTGAAAAGTATCAGAATCAGTTGACGGATGATGAGGGTTTTGATTATGCTCTGCTCAAGATTCGTCAGGTTGAAATGCAATCTGCAATCGTTGCTTAATTAACACCAAAGGAAAAGCCATGAATCTCTACATCATCAACGACATTCTCTCTGATTATACCTCTGGAATGGTTGTGATTGCTGCTGAATCGAAAGACATGTGCCGCGAGTTCTTTATCAAAGAGTTCGGCGATTATTATGTTGAAGAGTTCGACAAGTATGCTACGTTCACTGTCATCGAAGGGGTCAATCATCCTGCGGGTATTGTAGATTATGTTCACGGAGGAAGCTGATGACTGACGCAGAAAAGCTTTTCGCACTGACTGAGATTCTCAACGACGTGATTCACACTCTTGAGATGAAACAATACGACATTGAGGATGCTACTCTGTCTCATGAATGTGTGACGGATGCTGATAAGTTTCACCAACGAATGATCGACATTCTTCACCATGACTGATCACAATCTCCACGTTCAAATTGCTCAAACTCTCGAACAGTTACAAGACCTGAATCCTGATCTTTATGCGTTACGCTATAGCGAACTGTACGCAAACAAAGGTGAAGCAGATCTTCAGGCTTGGACCGAAACAATGCTTCACCAGATTCAGAAAGATGTGGTAGAATTGCTGTACCAAGAACTCCAAACGTAATGAACCGAACCACACTTTTCCTCATCGCAATCGTCCCCATTAGTTTGCTCATTTTCGCAACAGTTCGGGACAGTTGTGCTAATCCAAGTTACGCTGAATACTTCCAAGAAAAATGTCACAAATGAACACTAATTGGGTCGATGATCTTACACTCAAACAACAAGAAGATTGCTACAATGAGATCGTCGATTATTTCACAAATGAAGTGCTCAAAGAGGTGTTATCAAAGTACAACAATTCTCTTGACTTAAACACTCAAATCGTATAAAATACTCATGTAGTTTGTTACTCTCAAAGGACATCACACAATGCAAACAATCAACGATAAAGTTACGCGCTACCGAGTTACTCTTGACTTCACAGTTGATGCTACAAATTGCGTAAGTCCTAAGGAATGGAAATGGCGTGAGCTTCTGGAACTCAAAGGTAACGAAAGTGTCAACGAGGTTTATGTAGAGAACCTCGGAGAATACAACACTCGGAGGAACAAATGAACGATGAGCTTCAGGAGTTTTTCTATCAAGAGATGAACGATCAAAGTAACTACGAAGGGGATGTAATCGACTGGGATGATTGCTCTCAAGGGAGTGTAGATGCTGAGTCTTATGATCCATAATCGCTCACTGACGTTCGCTCCGTCTGACGACAGGCTCTCCACTGAAACAACACCTAGAGAGGAGTGGAGTTACATACTGTTAGTGCTCCGAGAGTTGCTAACAATGGGATTCGAAAGCTTTTCCACAGTGCTGTTGAAAAAGCTGTGGAAAAATAAGCTTTAAAAAAATGGCTAAAAAAACATAGCTGTGGAAAAGCTTTCGTTTGATAGGTGATGATGAAAAGGGGAAGGATTCGAGGTCTTTTGAGTGCTTAAAGCCCTCTGAAACCTTGTTATCTTAGCGTGCAGGCTATCACAAGACCGCATAAATGTCAACACACCCCCTACATAAATCTCAGAACCCACACAGTTTGCTACACATAAGGTCTCACAGTTCTTATAAGTTTTCCACAGCACTTGTGGAAAAAGTCTATAAGTTTTCCACAGCCTTATGAGCACTCTAAGACCCCACATCTCGGAGCTTGACATAAGCCCTCTGAATGGCTTATAATAACTCTGTGGGAGTGCATAAAGGGGCTGAGTGCTTAAGCTCTTTGAGCCGGCTTATGTTAAGCTCAAGCCACAAAGACTCATGAGCCTACCATAGAACCTTGACAATCGAGAGAATAGTGGACAGTTAAATAACCGTCTACAGATGATGCCAGAGGGAGCCAGGCCTGGTATCTTAGCCATGTTGAGAGGAACACACATGACCAACACCCAAACCACTCAAGCTACCTACAACGGCTGGAGCAACTATGAGACCTGGAATGCTGCTCTGTGGATTGGCAATGATGAGTTTCTGTATAACACTGCAAAGGCATGTGTTGAGTTCTGCAGTGATGACGAGACTCCTTGGGCTAAGTTTGTTCGTTGTATGACTGAGGGACAGATTGGTCGTCATTTGGTACAGACTCGTGACGGTGTTCGTTGGGATGATGAAGCAATCAATGAGGAGGAAATGATTGAGATGATGCAAGAGCTCTGAGTCTTTCGTTAACACTTTCCATTCGTCCATTCGCTACTACATCATGACCAACATTGACATCGCAAAGGCAAGCAAACTGGATCTCCTGATTGCTGACACTCAAGGGCAGCTGAAGTACACTGTGCTCCCCACTCGTAAAGCTAAGAAGTCGGAACTGATCATGAGCCGCACAAATGGGGTTCGGACTAACACTAACCGTAAGGGTCAAGCGTATAGCGGTCATGCAGTAACTGCACAGAATGCTGTTGTTGAGGGCGGCCACTCGGCATACTTCAAGACCAGCGGCTGATAGAGTATGAGCAGCGTCCCCTCTGAGGCTTATGAGCACTTGGAGGGGACACAGCTATTCGTTACACGACAACGAAAAGCTTCTGCGTTCTTATGCTCGTTGTCTTCGTGCAGTTTGAGCAGTTATCTGTGCGGTCTTATGTATAGCGCGGGGGCGCGGTGGCCCCCTAAAAGAAAAAACGCTCACTACCCTAATCTATAACGACCCCAAAAAGCGCTCATAAAGCCTCATCGTATTCAAAATTTTTTTTGCCGGCCATAAATACTTTTTTAAGTTCATTGAAATGTATTATAAGAAACTTGATATTGATGACTTTCAATCAATACAAAAAAAAGTGGTTGAATATATTACAAAATTTATCACTGATGATGTTAATGTATCTGAGGAAAAATTCTCTGAAAAAGTTTCTTTTAACTTTATATCTGATGAAGATCTGAGAAAATTTAAAGAAGATATTCCAGAGTTATTTGAATGTATTCGAAGAGAACTCGGAAGTGAAGTTCCATACATGGCATACGTATACATTGATGAAGTAGAAGCACTTGCACTTCACACTGATGGAGACAATTCAATAAAAAGAAGAATTAGACTACATTGGCCAATATTAAATGAAACAAGTGCAGAGACGGTGTATTACAAACGAAAAAAAGAAAATGTAGACTCAATACATCATGCATTTAAATCAGGCGTAAATGGACATCAGTATGACCCAGATGATGTATATGAAGTTGATAGATATATTTTGGATGTTCCGACATTAAATAGTGTAAAAGAGATTCATGGAGTTGATGTAATTAGTGATAAACTACCAAGAATCTTACTTACTATGAGATTATCAAACGAAGAAGAAATTTATCAAAAATATTTTAACTAAGATGGAAATTAAAACGTTATCTTCAGTTCCAGGCATACCTTTTAATGATATGCTTGAAAGTTTCTTTGATGATCATAAAGTAGATGAAGAGATTGAGTGTTATCAATTTGTATTTTGTCCATATGGTTATGGAACAAGTTTTGATGACTTGTATAGGATTGATTTTAAAAGTCGTGTTGTAATTTTTAATATCATTGATACTATTATTGATAGTGCAGACAATACTGATATAGAAGGTCTAATACAATTTTGCAAAGATCATCCTGAACAAAATTTTATTATATCTTGTCCACATCTTGGATTTGCAAGGGAATTAGACCTTCCAAACTTGTATCTTGATACGTTTACTTGTTCAAGTTTTTCTGAGAGTTGGATTCATTGCGAAAAAGAGGATCTAACAAATAGATGGGTATCATTTAATTCAAATACCAAGTTACATCGAGTA